GTAATTCCGCTCCTGATTTTAAGGGGCGGATTCAGAGGTCTACTGTCGTGACAGGTGCAGCGACTGGGATATCTGGGAATAAGACTTATACTGTTATACAAAAAGGTATGGGGGAAACCATTGTGATTCCCACCCGTTCGTATTCGGTAAATAATGGGGAAACTACTTTAACGATATCGGGTTCAAGTAATTCACCTAAATTAACGTTTGCAACAGTCGGTACAAGCCAGATTCCATTAGATTTGCCTACTACCTACACAGCCGATGGGAAAACCCAAGCAAACGGAGCAGCTATTGCAGGAGACCCCGGAGCTTTTTATTTATATTCTTTTTCTGCAACTATAAGGGTTCCATCCAATAATGTGGGGCAACGAGTTTCCACAGTAAGAGTTTCCGGACAAGACCCAAATGTTTGGATTGATATTGTTATCACTCAAGCGACAGCAACATTTACTGTTGCGTATAGAGCCGGAAATTATATATCATCTGTTCAGCCTACTACTCAAACAGTGAATTATGGTGGAACAGCCGCTTCTGTTGCTACGGTACAGGCAGAAGATACTAATTACCGATACGAATTTGATGGTTGGTATGAGGGGTCTAATAAGGTCTCTAGTAGTCCTTCGTTAAGTGTGGCTAATATTACCTCGGCACGCACATTTGAAGCCCGTGCGAACCGTATAAGTAAGGCGGTAACTATTACCGTTGCGTTGGATGCGAGTAGTGCAGGTAGAGGAAGCGTTTCAGGCGGTGGCTCATACAATATCGGAGCAAGTTGTACAGTACAATGTGTAATGAACAATGCTAGTGACGTGTTTGATGGCTGGTATGAGGGGAATATGAAAGTAAGTTCTAGTCAGAATTACACATTTATCGTTTCAGCCGCTAGGTCGTTAAGGGCGAAAATTCTATATCTTGATGTGACACCTACTTCTTTGGATTTTGGAGCCGGAGGCGGAAGTGAAACATTAACAGTAAGTACCAACGTTGACAGTTGGACAGTGAGTTGACGAATGATTATTATGGGGAATAAAATTTGAGTATTTTTATTCCCTGAAATAATTTAGTTAGAAAAATTAATTTTGATAATATGGCAACGAGTGTTTATTTTAATGGAAAATTAAGAACTCTTCCTGGAGCTTATTCTACGATAACTTCTGGGGATAGCACTGCATCACGTTCGCTGGATTACGGTACAGTCCTTATCATTGATACGGGTGTTTATGGTGCTGGATTTGGTGGTGGTGCAGGCGTAAATGGTGAAGGAGCGCAAGGTCTTGACGCGATTTACGAGTTTGACGATTTAACCACTTTCCGCAACTTTGTGAAAGGTGGTATGTATTGGAAATGTGCGGAAGCTCTTTGGAAACCAGATCCGTCCAATGCTGATGCAGTGGGTATCAGCAAATTGTTGTTTGTGCGTGCTTGTACGACAAAGGCTGCAAAGATGACATTTACAGCGACAGGCGGTGGCTCTAATGGCGGAACGTTTGTAATTCGGACTATTGATGAGGGGCTGAACGCAAACGGTGTTACAGAGGAAATTGACGGTGTAACTTACTTGAAAAATGGATATGCGTTTACTACCGAAGCGGGCGTAGATAATCCGGAAGCGGTGGTTCTGAAGTTGTGGCAGGGTACATTCACAGGTTTATACAAAGACCCCGTCACAGGTGTTGAGCTTTCCTATAATGAGTTGACCGTTGAGCAATCTGACGCCAACCTGTTATGTGAAAGTCCTGAATGTACCACAATGGCAGAGCTTATTTATTGGGCGCAAACCGACGAAAACTTTGGAGCACGTTTTGTTCTGGACGATGCGACGGCTGTTAAGGGCACGGGAGAAATGAACGCTTCTGACGTTACTGATGGCTATCAGTTAGCCGCAGGCGGTACAGAAACTTATACTCCAAATACAGATTTGGAGAGTGTATTAAGTCAGATTGCCGATGTTGATTACAACATTGTAATGACTGACCAAATTGGCGCAAACGCTTTGAGTGCCGCTAATAAGGCAATAATCGCTCATCGTAATTTGGACGCTAAGTTTGACAAGTTTGTTTTCATTGGTGCATACGACAGCCGTGCCAATTACGAGGCTTCTCTGGCTTATGCAAAACAAGCAAACAACGCTTATGTCTGCATCGTTCACGGTGGTATTGGTACGGCTAGTGACATGGTGGCTTCCAAGATACGTTGGTGGGGTGTATTCTACAACTTGTGTCAGGTAGTGGGTCGCACGGCTGGAAAACCGCCTTATGTGCCTATTACTAACAAGACAATCGGTGGTGACAAGTTGCAGATGATACCTAACGAAAAGGAAATGGAAAAGGCTGTTAAAGCCGGACTTATTATAGTCTCAAACAATCCGTATTTGAAACGTTTTGTAATTTTGCAGGGTGTAACTACATTGCAAGACAATACGCTCCTATTCAACAAGAAGGGACAGAGCTTTAGCTTACAATTTATGCGGTGTTTGGCGCAACTCAATAAAGAGTGTGTAGTGAACGCAGAAATTGACTTACTTGCTGATGAAAATGGGGTCAACATTAATACCCTGTCTAAAGGTGCGTTGGAAACGTGGACAATCAATTTCTTACAGACACGAGTTGCAACAGAAAATCAAGATAATTTGATTTCCAAGTTCCAAAACGTAGTCGCATCCAGAGAAAATGATTATTACCGTGTAACCTACGAAGTAATGATTAATAACGAAGTAACTAAGATATTCTTTACAGGATTCTTGTTACGTAACTAAGGAGAAGTAAATTATGTCTAGAGGAAACGTATATACAGCACCGAAAGCGTACATTAAAATCGATAATGAAGTGGCAGGTTACGTTCGTAACTTGAATTTTTCGGAAAATGTACAGCGTGCGAATGTTCAGGGGCTAGGGTCTTTGACATTGCAAGAAGCTCCGGCAGTGGTTTACACGTGTCAATGGAGCGTTTCACAGTACTTTATTTCGTTTAATACTCCAATCATGCAGAAGATGCTGAAAAAATTTGGCAGTATTGCAGAAATAAAGAATAGCTTGGTACTTGGTGACATTGCGTTTGATATCACGATGTATGCTAAGACAGTGGCAAGTGAAGATGCGAATAGCAAGTTAGTTACTGAAGTAGACAATACCGGAAATACGATTGCCCGTTTACAGGGATGTCTTGTAAACAGTCAGTCATTCCAACTTCAAGAGGGTGGAATTGCCGGAACGGATATTAACGGTATTTATCTTGAACCAATTAGCACAGCGGGATAATCCCCGCTGTCTTTAAATAAAAGACGATTATGGATGAAGTAAAAATTTCAATTAAA